CCTTTTTAGGACTCCCCGCGCACATATAGACCCCCCTATCAACCGGCAAAAGGAGTGATTTTTGAATGGATAAGGACGCATTTAAAATAAGAAAGCGCGAACTGAATAAATTTAAAAAAATCTTTGAAAATATGCCGGAAGATAAGAAGAAAATCAACGAAAGTTTGATTGAACGGGCGTTTTATATGCGCGAAAAATTGGCAGCAATGGAGCAGCGGATTGACGACGACGGCATTATCGTAACAATGCCGCAAGGCAACTACCAGATCGACAGAGCGCACCCGCTTTTGTCGCAGTACAACGCTATGTGCAAGAATTATTCGGCGGTGATAAAGCAGCTTTGCGAGCATTTGCCGCTTTCCGAAGCTGACCGCGTAGGCGAGGCACTGCTTGCATTCGCTACAAAAAAGCCGCCGGCGAGGAAATAAGCGGGCTTGAACTATATCCGTGAATATGTCGAACAAATCCGCAAAGGAAAGATAAAGACCTCCGCAAGAGTGCGGAAAGTATATACAAGGCTGCTGAAAGAAATTGACAAGCCGCCAAAAAATTATAAATACTATTTTGACGCGGACGAGGGCGAACGCCCGATAATCTTCATTGAAACGTTTTGCAGACAGTCGCAGGGTGATCTCGGCGCGCCGCTTAAATTGGAGTTATTCCAAAAAGCATATATTCAAGCGTTGTTTGGCTTTTTACATAAGTCAACAGGCCTGCGACGATTCCGCGAAACAATGTTCCTTGTAGGCCGAAAGAACGGCAAAACAACGCTAATGGCCGGAATAGCCCTTTACTTGCTTGTTGCCGATTGCGAGGGCGCTGCTGAAATATACAGCGTTGCCACGAAAAAAGACCAGGCACGCAAGGCGTTGACCGAGGCCGTTAATATGATAAAGCAAAGCCCCGAATTGCGGGCGGTGCTTAAAAAGCGCAGGAATGATGTTTATTTCGCTGCTACGTCGTCGAAATTTGAGGCATTAGCCTCGGACAGTAACACGCTTGACGGCTTGAACTCGCACGGCGTAATCATTGACGAACTGCATGCGATCAGAGACAGAAACTTGTACGAAGTCATGAAGCAAAGCACCTCCAGCAGACGGCAGCCTTTGATAATCATGATAACAACAGCCGGCACCGTCCGCGAGTGTATTTTCGATAACATGTACGAATACGCTTGCAAGGTTGCTGACGGCGAAGAAATCGACGAAACATTCTTGCCGGTGCTTTATGAGCTTGACAGCCGCGACGAGTTCAAAGACCCAAAGATGTGGCAAAAGGCAAATCCAGGCCTCGGCGTTATAAAGAAAGTTGATACGCTAAAATCTTTCGTAGATCGCGCTATCAAAAGCCCCGAAGATTTGCCAGGAGTTTTGTGTAAAGACTTCAATCTGCGCGAAAACGGCTCGGCTGCTTGGCTGTCTTTTGATGATATAAACAACCCCGCGACATTCACATTTGAGGACGTTTACAACACCTATGCAATAGGCGGCTGCGATTTATCAGCAACAACCGACCTCACTTGCGCAACGCTGCTTATACGCAAACCGAATGATAAGACGGTTTACGTTCTGCAACATTATTTCTTGCCGGAGGGTAAACTTGAACAGCTTGCCGACAAGAAACAGCGCAGCGGCGGCCACAGCAACGACGAAGCGCCGTATAAGATTTGGCGTGATCGCGGCCTGCTGACAGTTTGCAAGGGTGCCCGCGTTAATTTCAGCGACGTTACACAATGGTTTTGTGAAATGCGCGATAAATACAAAATCGACTGCTGGAAATGCGGATATGACCGCGCCCTTGCCGGTTACTGGATTGATGAAATGCAGGCAAATGGCTTTACAATGGAGAAAGTCGCGCAAGGCCCGTTCACATTCTCACAGCCTATGCGTGAAATGGGTGCCGCATTCGTTGACAAAATCGTTAATTACAACAACAACCCGATTCTGAAATGGTGTTTATCTAACACCCGAAAAAAGGAAATCGGAATATCAAATATTATGCCCGATAAGATCAGCGCAAAGCGCCGAATAGACGGAACTGTAAGCTTGTTAAATGCCTGGGTCGTTTATGTTCGGGATTTTGAAAACTATATGTATAACGTTGGGTAGGTGAAGTAATGCCAAAGCGCGGGCTTTTCAAAACCATATTCGGCAAAGACAAAACGGTGCAGACCGCGACGCAATATACTTTGCTGAACACAAATCAAACCTTTTTCGTGCCGTTCTCCGGCAATGCCTATGATATAAACACCGTCAGAGCGTCCGTTGACGCATTCGCACGACGAGCCGCAAAGGTGAAGCCGAGGCACATTCGGCGCAGCGAAATTGATTTTATCAACGTATCAAAAAGTAAGTATAATCGACTGCTGCAATTCAGACCAAACCCATATACAAGCGCCTATAAATTTTATTACCGTATTGCGACGCAGTATAAGATATACAACAACGCTTTTATATATCCGCTTTGGAATACGGTAACGGGCGAACTGGAGGCGCTTTACAACGTCAATGCAACGTCAATCGAGCTTGTAAGCGTTGGCGGGGAAATGTGCTGCAAAATGCGTTTTGCGTCCGGTAACGTTTATACATGCCGCTATGCTGATTTGATACATATAAGCAGGCACAACAACAACAACGACGTTTTCGGGGAAAACAATATGCCTATTTCGCCGGTGCTGCGGACAGCCGACACGTTTAACCAGTCTATGGGAAAGCTTGCGGAACTTGTCGCAGTTGTCCGCGGAATTCTGAAAGTTGCGTCCACGACCAAAGCCGAGGACTTGAACCGGCGGCGTGATGAATTTATCCGCGACAACCTTAAACTCGAAAACAACGGTGCCGGCGTTATCGTAACAGATAACAAATACGAATACACCCCCATTAACGACAAACAAACGCCGATACCGACAGGACAGCTTGATTATGTCAAGGGCGAAATTTATGACTATTTCGGCGTAAACGAGGCCATTGTGCAAAGCAAGGAAACGCCGGAGCAGGCCAGCGCATTCTATAACGGCGAAATAGCCCCGTTTTACGAGCAGCTTTCACAAGCTTTCACGAACGGATTATTTAGCGGGCGTGAATTCGGGTACGGTAACGAAATTATATTCGAGGGCAATAGCCTGCAGAATGAAAAGTTATCAGACAAAACGGCGGCGCTGAAATTTCTTGCGGATATTGGCGCGATCACCGTTGACAATGTGCTGCTTGCTTATAATATGTCACCGCTGGGCGGCGCAGAGGGCGCAAGGCGCGTTCAAACGCTTAACATGGTAAACGCAGATCGTGCGGACGAGTACCAATTAGGCGATAGCAGCGCCACCGCACAAGGCAGCGAAGAAGAAACGGAGGAGTGAAGAATGGCAACACCATTCAAGACAAATAGAGAATACCGCGCTTTTTCAAGCGTTAGTGCTATTCCTAACGACGAAGCAGCGCCGGCCTACCAGGTGCGGGGGTGTGCAGTTGTGTTTGACAAGCCTACTTGCTTGTTTGAATACAACGGTGAAAAGTATTACGAAGTCATTGACCGCAACGCCTTTTCCGGCTGCGATATGTCCGACGTAATAATGAATTACAACCACTCCGGCAAGGTTGTCGCAAGGCTGCGCAATAAGACCCTAAAGCTTGAATATAGCGACGATGGGTTGTATATCATAGCTGATCTATCCGGCACAGACGAGGGGCGCAAGCTTTATGAGGAAATCCGCGGCGGGTATATCGACAAGATGTCTTTTGCCTTTACGGTGCATGACGACGGGGGCGAGGAGTACGACCCTGACACACACACCCGAACGGTTAAGAGAATAAAGAAGCTTTACGACGTTGCGGCGGTGGATATTCCCGCCTATGATGATACGTCAATTTCGGCAAGAAACGCCTTTGCGGTGGAGTACGCAAAGGAAATTGAGCGCCAGGATTTTGAACGCCGCCGGAAAGAGCTCCTATTACTGACTTTATTATAATTTGAGGAGGAAAAACAATGTTTGAAAGAAGAAAAGCCGAAATTTCACGCAGAAAAGGCGAGATCAAAAGAATGCTCGAAGCAGGCAAGACCGACAGCGGCGAGGCGCTTGACATCGACGCGCTGACCGCAGAAGTGCGGGCGCTTAATGACGAGCTTGCCGACTTGGAGAGACGCGAGGCAGCTATCAACGGAATAGACGGCGACGCCGAGCCGGCACCCGCCCCCGTTCCTAACCCGCTGACAGACGAGGGCGGCGAGGAAGAGCCGGTTCCCGAAGCAAGAGGCATTCTTGCAACAAAGGAATACCGCAGCGCATTCGCAAAAACCATTCTCGGCCGCAGGCTGACAACTGCAGAGCAGCGCGCGCTTGATACCGCGCTGACAACCACGGCAACAACATACGTTGCGCCCACCGCAAGCGTTGACGGTGTAAATAATGGCGGCCTTTTCATTCCGTCCGATATTGGCCTCGACCTTATGGCAAAGATCGCGCTTGATAGTCCTATTTTCCGCGATATTCGCAAGACATCAATCCCTGGGCTGCGTTCTTTCCCTTATCTCGAAACCATTTCACCGGCAAAGAATGTCAAGGAAAAGGACAAGAGCCCCGAACTTTCCGCAAAGTGGGTCAACCTTAACCTTGCGCTTTCCGAAATCGCCGCAACGATTGCCGTTTCTTGGCGCTTGAAGTCAATGGCGATTGACCAGTTTTTCACTTTCCTTGTTGATGAACTTGCCGACCAGGTAAAGGACAAGGGAATAATCGAGGTTATATACGGCAATGGTGCAACCGGCGACCAGCTTAAAGGCATTACCGCTGACGCTGTAAGTTATACCTATTCCGGCACCGCGCTTGACGGAATCGGCGTTGCACTTGGCAAATTTACGAACAAGCGCCACAAGGTCGGTGCAAAGATTTATGTTGCGCCCGATATTATCGAGCAGATCGCATTCACAAAGGAAACAACCGGCGGCTATGTTCACGACCCCGTCAACGGCGTAGGTGTAAATACTATTGCCGGATATGCGGTTGAGAAAGACCCCTATCTGAATGACGGCGAATTCATCATCGGAAACCTCGGCCGTTACTATCGTTTCAACGAGCATGAGGCGCTTTCGATTGCCGTTGATACCTCCGGCAGAAACCGCCGCGACGATTACACCGCCTGGGGCATTTGGGCGGGCGCACTCCAGCCTGGAACAGTCGTTCACGGCAGCAAAAGCAACTAATAACGGGAGGGCTGCGATATGGGAACAATGCCGGAAATATCCGAACGCTACAAGCTGACATTTCGGGCCGCTTTGCGCATATCGCACCCGAATTTTGACGACGAAATAATCGACCTTATTGCCGCCGCCCGCGCTGATCTGCACGACCTCGGCGGCATAAAGGCCGAAAAGGTATGCGACGAAAGCGACCCCCTTATTAAGCGCGCAATAGCTTGTTACGTTAAATCTGAATTTGGCCTTGACAACGACGACGCGGGTAAATACCGCGAAAGTTACGAAATGCTTAAAAGGCATTTAATGTTGTCAGAAGAATACAAGGATAACGAAAGCGAGTGATTTTATGTATTGGCGTGATATAGGGTATTTGTGCAAGCCAAATAAAAAGCTTGACGCAATGCGCCGCCCTACAAAGGCCGGCTATGATCGCCGGCAAGTTTACTGTAACGGAAACGGCGTAAAGCGTACAGAGTTTTACCAGGCGGCCACAGCGGGCATAAAACCCGAAAAAACTGTTGAAATCAAAGAAAGCGAATATCAACGCGAGGAATATTTTGAATTTGACGGCGTTATGTACAGAATAGTGCGCACTTATCCAGTAAGAGGAGAAAATCTTGAACTTGTTTTAACAACCTTGGTGCAGGAAAATGTCTAAAAAATCGGAAATTGTATTCGTTGATGCCTCCGCGGAAGTTAAAAAGACTATGGCGGGGCTTGCAAAAGCAGCTTTGCGGGCAAGCGGCAAGGTTATCCGAAAACATGTGCGTGATGATGTACCAGTAAGAACAAAGCACATAAAAACCACATTGCCTCCTGGGTATTTATAAAATACGACACAGGACAACCGCAAATGCAAGTCGGCTTTTACGGTTGGCAGAAAGTAAAAAAGCGGGGCAAGCAGCCCTCGCATTCGTCGCCGTGGTGGATAGAGCAAGGCACAAAACCGCACTCAATCCCGAAGCTGACGGCCGATAAGCCGCTTTACGACAAAAGCACCGGCACATTTTACGGTTGGCATGTAGATCACCCTGGACAGCAGGAAACGAACGTGCTGCGTAATAGCGTTTATGATAACATATCAGAGATCAGAGCAGCGCAGGAGGAATATTTGAAGCTATTGAACGAAGAAATCGAAAAGGCCGGCGGCAAAGCCCTTTTTGAAGATGTGGAGGAGGACGACTAATGTTTGATACAGCAAAGGTTTATGAAACAATAGTCGAGGCTTTCAATGCTGTTATCCCCGCATTTTTCGAGGACGCTGATATGCCAAACGACCCGATTTATTGTGTTTTCAATAGCCCGAAACATTCGGATATTGCCGACAACAACGGCGACCTTATATTCTTTTACATTGATCTATTCGGTGATGATCGAACAGCAAATAACAGCGTGCTATTGCAGCAGGCTTGCGACAATTTAAGAAACGCCTTGACCGGTGCTATAATCAGCGCCGAGGGATATTTCGCCGGACACCTTAACTTTGAGCAGAATATCAGTTTGCAGGAAAGCGAATTTGATATTAACCACCGCCGCCAGGAATGGACGGCGCGTGTATTCTACAGATAGGAGGCTTTTTAATGAGCATAGTTAGTAACCTCACTAAAAAGGAAATTGAAAAGATACAGCTTGACGAGGGCGTTTGTATCTTGGACTATGGGAAAACAACGCAGCGCCCGCTTTTGCCTTGCAGGGGCGGCGGTGAGTTTACAGCCACCGCAACGGTACGCGACATTGAATTCGACGGGCGCAACGGTAAAACAGCAGGCTTGCAAGCCATTGACGAGCAGGCCGCGACGCTTAAAGTTACCGTTATCAACATGTCACAGCAGAACCTCGCTTTATCAATACCGTTCTGCAGAATGTACGACGCGCAGGGCAACGAGATCACAACGAACAAGCTTAACGCAGAGCCGGCAACGCTGAAAAATCCGAAAATGGGTATTATCCCCGATAGCGCCTACCTCGAAAATATCGTTATGTTTGCAAAGCTGCTTGACGGTACATTCAAGAAAATCACTATTAACAGGCCTATGCATGAGGGCGGTCTGACAGCAAAGGCGACGCAGAAAGCAGAGGGAGAGCTCGAACTTGAATTCCAGGCGCATTACACAACGGACGAACTCGACGGCGACCTTTGGGCGGTTGACGAAACAACAGCGTTTAATCTGCGTGCAGCTTCAACCGGTACCACAACAGCAACGACACCGGAATAATATTTTAAAACTTGGATTTAAAACTAAAGCCTTGAATTAAAAACTTAAATCTTGCTTTAAAAAGCATTTAATCTGAAACATAAGGAGTTAAATCATTATGCTGAATATCAAATCAATGGCAATTTTGCTTAAAATAACAAGTAAGCTTGATATTACCCCCGTTCTGAACGCCTTGAAAGAGGCTGATATTTTCGAGGACGCTAAAAACCCGCAGGAGGCGCTTGCGCAGCTCACAGCAGAAAAAGCCGGCACCCTTGCATTTAACGTCATTGCAGAGATCACACCGCAGCTTGACACGATAGCAACATTCTTGCCGCAGCTTGCAGCAGCATATAAAAGCGTTCCTATCGAGGAGGCAGTTGAACTTGATGCCCTGGAAGTTATTGACGAGATCATTCACGACGAGGGCATTCGGGCTTTTTTCTCGCGTGCGGTACGCCGAAAGGTAAAGCCGCAACGTGCCGGCTTATCAGCAAATATTATCAGTGGGGCATGATCGAAGATTTGCCGCTTTCTGCTTTAAGCTATCTTTTAACGGAGGCTTATGAGCAGGAAGAAAAGCAAGCAAAGGAAGAAGCCGAAAGGCATTTATATCCGTTATGGCTTGTCGGCAAGTTAGCGCATGACATTAGCCGCGAAAACGGCGAATATATCAGTTATTCCGCATTTCTGAAAAACGCATTTGAAAGCGGTGAAAGCTTGGAGAAAAGCCACAAGCCCACAAAGCCGCAGCGAAGCGGCGAGGATATTATAAAAGATTTTATGCCGATTATCGAGGCAGATATGGCTAAAATCAACGGGTAGGAGGGGCAACTTTGGCTAACATCTTTTCATTGTTCGGCACTATCTTCATTGATAATCAAGAGGCGAACAAGCAAATTGATGATACAACCAAAAAAGGCGAAACAGCCGGCTCGAAAATAGGCGGCGCATTCAAGACGATTGGTAAGGCCGCCGTTGCAATGGGAACGGCGACGGTTGCCGCCGCCGGAACTATCGGTGCCGCTGCTTATGGCATGGCTACAAGTACCTCCGAACAAGCCGACTACATAGACAAGCTTTCAGAGCGCACCGGTATAAACCGTGAAGAGCTGCAGCGTTGGAAACACGCCGCAGATCAAAGCGGTGTTTCGGTTGACAGTTTTCAAAACGGAATAAAGAAAATGACCGACGTTATAGACTCCGCAAACCAGGGGTCAAAGTCGGCCTCAACCGCCTTGCAGCGCCTGGGATTGTCGCTTGATGATCTCAACGGAATGTCAACCGAGGAACAGTTTGACACGATCACCGCCGCCCTCGCCAATATGGAGGAGGGCGCAGAACGAAACGCTATAGGTAATGATTTACTCGGCAAGTCTTATACTGAAATGTTGCCGCTGCTTAACCAGGGCGCGGACGGCATAGCAGCATTAAAGACCGAAGCCGACGACCTCGGCCTTGTAATGTCCGAGGACACAGTAAAAGCGGGCGTTAAGCTCGGAGATACAATATCAAATGTAAAGTCAGCTTTCGGCGGCCTTAAAAATCAGATCGGCGCGGCTGCTATCCCTATAATACAGAAGCTTGCCGACACAATAATAAAAGGCATTCCGAAAGCGCAGTCGCTTGTCAAGAAGTTTATTCCCGTTCTTGAAAACATATTCGACACAGTATTGCCCCCGCTTTTCGATCTGATGAACACTATTTTGCCGATATTGTTCACTTTGATTGAAACGCTATTGCCTCCGCTGCAAGAGATAATAACAGCAATCTTGCCGGTTATCGTTTCGATATTGCAGCAACTTGTTCCCCCGCTGCTCCAGGTGGTGGAAATGATATTGCCGTCTTTGGTGCAGCTTATAACCGGCATTGTACCGATATTCACGCAGATCATTCAAACCATTTTACCGACCTTGACAAAGCTGATTGACAGCCTCTTGCCGGTAATATCTCAAATCATTCAAAGCGTTTTGCCGGTGCTGCTGCGTTTGTTAAACACAGTTTTGCCGCCGCTGCTGCAGATCGTTGACGCTATCTTGCCGGTTGCCCTTGAATTGATAGACGCAATATTGCCTATAGCAGTACAGTTTATCGACCAGGTTTTGCCGATACTTATTGAACTTTTCGACGCACTAATGCCATTTGTTGAAAGTGTTGTCGAAAATATCTTGCCCGTCGTCCTTGAATTGATAGACGCGATTTTGCCCCTTGCGGTGCAGATCGTCGAGGCTATCTTGCCGGTCGTTATCGACCTGTTGAACACGCTTTTGCCTACAATTCAGCCGATTTTAGATTTGCTGCTTGATTTGTTGGAGCCGCTGACAACGCTTTTAGAGGTGCTTTTGCCGCCTATAATGTCAGTAATCAAAACGTTGTTCGACGTTTTGTTGCCTGCGCTGACGGGTGCATTCGAGACCGTTTCCGAGGCGATTACGGGCAAATTCAAGGGCGCATTTGAAAGCATTAAAAAGATATTCGACAGCATTAAAGGCGTATTCGAGGGCGTTATAACGTTCTTTACAGACGTATTTACCGGCGATTGGGAGGGCGTTTGGGATAGCGTTGTAACAATTTTCGACAACATCTTTTCGGGTATTGTCGAGATATTCAAAACCCCTATCAACTGGATAATCGACGGTATTAACCTTTTTATCGACGGCTTGAATCTGCTGAAAATTCCCGACTGGGTGCCAGGCGTTGGAGGCTTTGGAATAGATATTCCAAACATTCCGCGCTTGCGCGTCGGCATGGAGTATGTACCGTTTGACGATTACCCCGCGCTGCTGCATAAGGGCGAGCAGGTTCTGACGGCCTCCGAAAGAAAAGACTATCAGCAGATCAAAGAAGAAGCAGCCGAGCCCGACAGCGAACGAAATGTCAATGTTAATATCACCATTAACATTGATAAGGTTGAAAACAACACCGAAAAGGACGCTGACGAATTTATCGAAATGCTTATGTATAAGATAGAGGACATCATTAAACGAAAGGGAGTTGCATTCAGCTAATGAAGAAATTGCCATATCTTTATTACAAGGGTGTAAGCTCCCTTGATTTATCACTTGTCATAAAGTCCAAAGGCACCTACAACGCAGCGGAACGCGACTTGACGTTCGTTTCCGTTCCTGGGCGCAATGGTGATCTTATCCAGGATAACGGGCGATACAAGAATGTTACAATACCTTATGAGTTGTCACTTGTAAAAAAGGACAACCGCACATTTATTAATCTGATTGAAAAAATAAAGAATTGGCTATCCGGCGACGGCGGCTATTATGAATTGTGGGATAGCTACGACCCGCGATATTTTCGTTATGCAGCAGTTACCGGCGCGCTGAATATCACAGAAGAATTTTATGAAATCGGTGAAATGCCGGTAAGCTTCAACTGCAAGCCGTTTCGCTATTCATTCGACGGGCAGAAGCCTATCACCATAACAAACAACAACAGTACTATTCCCATATTTAACCCCGAAGCACTTGTCGCAAAGCCGTATATAAAGATATACGGCTCCGGCACGGGGTCAATATCCGTCAACAATTTGACTATGACATTTTCAAATATTGACGGATATATCGAGCTTGACAGCGAAACAATGAACGCATATCAAGGCACAACACTTTTAAACAACACAGTTACCGGCAACGCTTTCCCGTCGTTTAAGCCTGGAACGAACAACATTTCGTTCACCGGCAGCATAACGGGCGCAGAAATCGTGCCGAGGTGGTGTACTAAATGATACCTATTCTTTTCAAAAAAGACGACACTAACTACAGCCGCAACGGAACGGGCTTTTTAACTGACATACTTTCTTGCGATGTAACCGAAGAAAGAAACGGCGTTTATGAATGTGTTTTTACTTATCCTATAACTGGACAGCACTATTCAGAAATTGCAGAGGGCGACGTTATCAAGGTCAAGCCAAATGAAACAAGCGACTTGCAGTTATTTCGCATATACGGACACAGCAAACCGTTAAACGGCATTGTGACGTTTAATTGTGAGCATATTTCATATACTGCAAACGGCATTCCCCTTGCGGGACTTTCGGCAAGAAACACGACCCCGCAGGCCGCGATCAATAAAGCTATCAGAGAGGGCGCGTTTGAAAGCGGGTTTACAGCGATCAGCGATATATCAACGCTGAATTCAATTAACATCAAAGAGCCTTGCAGCTTGCGCGCTGCACTTGGCGGACAGGAGGGCAGCGTTCTTGATGTATGGGGCGGCGAATTTGAGTTTGACAACTATATCATAAAGCTGCATTCGCACCGCGGAAACGATAACGGCGTTTCAATCGAATACGGCAAGAATTTAACCGATATTCGACAGGAACGCAACATCACAGAAACCTATACACACATAATGCCCTACTGCATATATACCGAAGAAAGCGAAAACGACGAGCCAGGCGAGGACGTAATTATAACATTACCCGAAAAGGTTATCGCTTTAGCCGGTGCCGAGGATATAGGCCACCAAAAGGCATTTATCATCAATCTTTCGGATATGTTCGGGGATAATGAAACAATGACACCCGCAGCCTTGCGGATTAAAGCGCAGCAGTATATTAATTCGCACGAAAGCCTCGGCGTTCCTAAAGTCAGCATTACAGCGTCCTTTGTTGCGTTATGGCAAACGGAAGAATACAAAAACATTGCGCCCCTGGAGCGCGTCAGCCTTTGCGATACGGTAACGGTAAAGTTTATCAAGCTTGGTGTATCTGCAAAAGCAAAGGTAATAAAAACCGTTTACGACGCTATCACAGAACGCTATAAAAGTATAGAACTGGGCGAGGCACGCAGCAGCTTTGCAAATACCATACTCGAACAAAACAAAGCTATCAATGATCTTGTAAAGGTTGTGCGCAAGGGCTTTTCAGACGCTACAGAAGCAACGAAAAGAGCCATTGCAGAAGCGACACAGCTTATAACCGGCAACGCCGGAGGATATGTTGTGTTGCACCCTGCAGAGCAGCCGCAGGAAATCTTGATAATGGACACCGACAGCCTCGAAACAGCCGTCCATGTGTGGCGCTGGAACGCCTCCGGCCTGGGCTATTCGTCAACGGGATATGACGGCGAATACGGCCTCGCAATGACAATGAACGGTTCTATATCCGCAAGCTTTATAACAACGGGCACTTTAGACGGCGGCCTATTAAGGGCAAACAGCGTCGAGGCAAATGCAATTTCAGCGGGCTTTAAAAATCAGATCACTAACCAGATCACCGGCGCAATAGAAAACGTTGAACAAGAATTTGCCGTCGCTGACGGTGAATTGAAAAGCATAATTGCAACGGCAACAAGCAAGTTTGACACCGGCGCAAATACGGTTGATCTATACGGCTACGGCACGCCGGCAAGCAATGGCTATGCAGCCGCCGACCATAACGGCGAACATTACCTCGACCAAAGCACCGGCAATTACTACGCCAGCAACGGCGCGGCCTGGACGAGCAGCGCAACGTTTCAGCTTATAACAGCAAACTTGCAGTCGCAAATAACGCAGAATGCAACAAATATTTCGTTGAAAGTATCGTCCGGTGACGTTGTGTCGGAAATCAACCAATCAAGTGATACTATCAGCTTGACCGCTGGGCGGCTCGTTATTACGTCGGGGAATTTTAAGCTGAATTCGTCCGGCACGGTTACGGCGACAAACGTTAATTTGAGTGGCAGTATTAAAACGGAACGTTCCGACGGCTACTATACATATATTCACGACGGTATAATTGAAACGTTTATGAACGATAAGCGCGTCGCATATATGATGCCCGTAATTGGCGGCAATATAGTACAGTTTGCTATACTTGGGTCGGGAAACTATGGTGGCGTTGCTATTGGAGTAAAGTATGACGACAGCATAGAAACATATTACCGTTGCAACATTCAAGATGCACAAACGGCCGAGGGCTGCCGACACCACTTTATAGGTACGGTTAAGTTTGACAATCGCTTTAAAAGCAATGTTGACTTTGATAATAACATCGGTGTTGCTTGGGGCGGAAATATTGGCTTGCGATACGCTACAACCGCAGTCGGCGTTGACAGGGCGGGCGTATGGCTCGGCATAGGCTCAGCGAACACCTGTTTAACAGGCAGCGGCATATACCTATACGGGCACGTCCGCATAACGCAAGAATTGCGTTTCTTAGATGTATCAGCAAATACATATTATACGGCTATGTGGCACGATAGCTCCAATAATGCAATTAACGTCGGCAATGATAGCGATAGCTTATATCTAAAAGGCTCGACAATCTATGCGAACAACTCCCCGATTTCCACGTCATCGGACGCACGCAAGAAAAGGAATATAGCGGGCCTTGACGATAGGTACTTAACACTTATAAAGAGTATTAACCCCGTATCGTTTAAGTATATCGAGGAACTATCCTCCAGTGAAAGGACACACACGGGATTCATAGCGCAGGACGTATTAACTGCCATGAATAATGCGGGCATAAGCACAAAAGAATTTGCAGCGTTCGTTGACCTTAAAAACGACGGGAAAGAATACGCTTTGCGTTATGAGGAATTTATTTCGCTGCTGCTGCTTTATGTTAAACATCTTGAAAGCCGAATAGAAATACTTGAAAGGACGGGTTAAAATTGGAAAAATCATTCACGAACAGAGAATTAAAGGAGCTTGTCGAAGCCCTAAAAGACGTAACAGCTCAAAGTGTTGTTATGCCGCCCAAAATCGCATATAAGATCGTAAAAAACAAACTCGCTATCGAGGAAGCTTTAAAACCGTTTAATGTTTCTCATGACGAGATTATAAAAAAATTAAGCGGCGGCAAAACCTCGGTTGAATACAAGGACAACCCGCAGCTTTTTAATGAAATAGGTGAGGCAATTGCAGCCATTGCCGCCGAAACTGTCACCGTGAACATATCAATAATAAACATTAACGATTTGCCAGACGAGGCCTTGCCCGTTAGTGTTATTGCAGCGCTTGAATTTATGATCGAGGGGGCTTAATAATATGCAGACAACAACAGAAATAAAACTTGATGTTGCCCGCAATACGTCGCCGCCGACGGTCTATGCAAAACAAGGTGACGCGGGCACCCGCTACGTTGCGGCAACACTTCTTGACGGCGGGGCCGCATACGCGATTGAAAGCGGTACGACCGCCCGCATAAGAGTATTGAAGCCGGACAACACAGCAATTTACAATACCGCTGCGATAAGCAACAACGTTGTTACCGCCGAACTGACCTCGCAGGCCTTGGCCGCCGCCGGCGTTGCAATAGCTGAAATCGGCTTGTATAAAGGCAGTCAGATATTAACGACATTCGTTTTCTATTTGAGAATAGAAAAGTCGGCTATACCCGACAGCGAGATCGAAAGCCGCGACGAATTTACTGTTTTAGAAGAAGCATTGCATGAAGCCTCGGAGGCCGTCGGAATTGCTAACACAGCAGCAACTGCAGCGAATGAAGCTGCTGAAAATGCGGATAGCGCTGCAATTATAGCGGGGTCCGCTGCAACAGCGGCAACGGCAGCAGCAAACAGAGCAAACGCAGCAGCCGAAACAGTGGGCGAGGCAATTGACGGCATATATATTAAGGACGAGGACGACGACAGCGAATACATTGTCAAATTCAGAATTGAGGACGGCAAGCCGTTTGCGGTTGTCGAAACCTTTTAAGGAGGGGTAATATGATAACGGTTTACAAAGTTACAACGTCGCCCACCGACGGCAAGGCGATAATGGAACTCCGCGGAAAGTCAACCGACACAAAGCCGATAACGTCATACATGGGCTATTATATCGCTAATGGCTCCACGTTCTACGAAATTAACACCGGCAAGCTTTTCATGTTCGACGCGGACGCGGGGGCCTGGGTGGAGCAGTAAGGAGGGGCGCTTGTGGATTTAGAAACTTTAGCCATTTGCAAAAAGAAACTTGCGTCGGCAACGGCAGCAGCAGCCGCCGCTAACGCCGCCGCCGAAGAAGCTACAGAGGCGGCCATTAACGCCGAGGAAGCTGTTGCGGCGATATATCACGACAAGAACTTTCTTTTAACGGTGAATGATGATAATAGTTTATCATTGATATATCAAATCGAAGAAACGGAGGAATAACCACAATGATAATTGACAAAATCGACTGCGTGAGAGACAGCACAATGCAAGGCATAAGCCGTTCGCTTGCAGCAATGGCTGTAAACAGCGGCGGCTATAAGGTCGCCAGCTACGCCGATGCGCAGGCCATTTGCAGGGCGGGGCTTGCAGGACAGATTTTTCACACCGGCGATCAGATCGTCGTTGAACGTGAAACCGGTATGAATGCAACCGTCGGCAATTCGGAGGGCATAACCGCCGGCATAACTGCAGCCACCGTAATTGTGGAAACATTTATTGCTGCAGTCGGAGAAGTACACAGCGGCGACTATGAATTCACATATAACGGCGCTGAATGGCATTACAACGGCGAGCCGGTCCAGCTTGCGGCATTCGGCATTACAGTAACTGGAACTCCCGTTCATGGTGATGAGGTTATCGTCCACGAAACGGCGGCAAAGCTTTATTTTGACGTTATAGGTCGCGATCACGACGAACCGGCAGATCCACAGTTTGCACATAGTATTTCGCTGCAGCTTCATGACTGCATCGCAAGTATGCAGTATGATGCTCCGGAGGCACTATTTGCTTTCCCTGACGGATTAAATGCGGGTACATACTATTTCACCATTGACAGTTCATACGACGCCACATATAATGATCAGTCATCGTATTGCTTTACGCTCGCAAACCCCATTCCTGCCGGTGGCATTATTATGTTTGGTTGGGGTTATCAGGCTTTGGCGTCGAAAGCCAAAATTACAAGCTATGCAAGCTTAACAGCAACAACAGCCATTGAAACCGTATCAACAACCGAAGCAACAACCGGCATAAGTCTCGGCAACATTACAACCGCCGGTGACTTTGAAAATAATATCAACAGTATTCAGCGCGCACGATACGGCTCGAACAACTGGAAAGAAAGCGCAATGCGTCAGTACCTCAACAGCGACAAGCCCGCCGGCCAGGTATGGACACCGCAAACAAAGTTTGACCGCCCTCCCTCCTGGGCTACCACAACAGCGGGCTTTTTATACGGCATTGACCCTGAATTTGTCAAGGCACTTGGAAAGGTCAAGAAAATCACCGCAAAGAATAACGTTACTGACGGTGGAGGCGTTGAAACAAATGACGAACTTGTTTTCCTGCTTTCAAGAACAGAGGTTTATGGCGGAAATGAAACATCAACCGCAGAGGGCAAGCCCTATGCTTATTACTCCGATTACTCTGACTATTCGGCGGCAAATGCAGGCGCTGACAAGAACCGCATCAAATATCGCGCGGGAACCGCACAATATTGGTGGTTGCGTTCGCCTAACGTCGGCAACGCGAACAGCGTTCGCAACGTTTACCCGTCGGGCAGTATCGACCACTACACTGCGAACAATAGCAACGGAGTCGCGCCGGCTTGTTGCATAATCTAATTATCAAATACGCCGCGACAGCGGCGCAGGAGGGGCTATAATGTCGGTTGTAAAATCAAAGCAGGGTGAGGGCAAATTGGTCGTTGTAACAAAAGCCCGTGAGCTTGCCGAATACACCTTGAAGATATGCGCAAACGAAAAGACGTTCCCGAAACGTTATCGGTGGTGTATGACTGCAAAGATAGTCGAGGCAGCTATGAACATCAATAACGGCGTGAATATGGCAAACAGCGTTTTCGTGTACGACGACGCAGATTATATGCTGCGTAAACAGTATCAGACGCGGGCGCTTGCCGAAACCTATGCGCTTTTGTCTATGGTCGATATTGCATACCGGCTTTACGGCCTGGAAACCGCGCGCGTTGAGTTTTGGACACGGTTAATATACGACGTTCAAAATCTCTTGCGTAATTGGCGCAAGGCAGAGCGCGAAAGATACAGCAACAGCAACAAATAACAGCAAGGGGCAACGGTTGTTAAACGCTTTTACGGTGGTTGCGTTCGCCTAACGTCGGCAACGCGAACAACGTTCGCAACGTTAACCCGTCGGGCAATATCAACAACAACAATGCGAACAATAGCAACGGAGTCGCGCCGGATTGTGAGAAACGCTCGCTTAAAGTAAGCCATAGGCCGAAATCAATGCACTCACACAAGGAATCGTTGTCCCGCCCATTTTGGCGAAAGTATAACGCTGATGTGGTTTACTTTTTATAAGTAAGTATCACTATAAACGGCGTAATGATTTTTATGAATGATGAAGTAAAAGAGCTTGTTTGTTCTTTTGAAAATCTTTATGCTGCAATGCTCAAATGCAAGCGCGGCATTATGTGGAAAGACAGCGCAGCCGGCTTTGTCAAAAACGGTTTAATCAACTGCTGCATATTGAAAGACGAATTATCAAGCGGTAAATATAAAATAGGCAATTACACGATATTTGAAATTACAGAGCCAAAACGCCGCGTAATCGTAAGCACGCGAATCAAAGACAGAGTATTTCAAAGGTCGTTGTGTGATAACTATTTAACCGAAACCTTGACAAAATCGTTTATTTATGACAATGCAGCTTGCCAGATCAACAAGGGAACGGACTTTGCCCGCAACCGGCTAAAATGCCATTTACAAAGGCATTTCCGAATGTTCGGCCTCAACGGTGCAATATTGAAATGCGATATTGCCGACTATTTCGGCAGCACCGCGCACGTTGTCGCAAATGCGGCGGTGCAAAAGCGCGTTCCCGATAAATGGGCGGTGTTTGAAGTCAGCCGCATTGTGAACAGCTTTACGCAGGGCGCTGACCCGTCAAAGGGAATGGGGCTCGGCTCACAAGTGACACAGCTTATACAATTAGCCGTTCTTGACGATCTTGACCATTTCATAAAAGAAAAGCTGCATATCAAGGGCTATGTGCGATATATGGACGACTTTATTTTGATACACCACGACAAGGAGTATTTGAAATATTGCCGCGATCAGATCAAGGCACATTTGGCCGACCTGGGCTTGCAATTAAGCAAGAAGAAAACGCACATTGCACCGATAACGCAGCCGCTGCATTTCCTGGGGTTTAGTTTTAGGTTGACAGAAACCGGCAAAGTCGTTATGCGGGTTTTGCCTAAAAAGGTAACAAGAGAGCGCCGCCGGTTAAAGAAACTTATTCGCCGCGCCAAAGCGGGGGTAATGACCCGCAAAGACGTTGACGAATGTTTCAAAAGCTGGGTTGCGCACGCTTCAAAGGGCGATTGTTACAAGTTAATTCAAAGCATGACAGAATACTATAATAATTTATGGGAGGTTTTATAAATGTTCGGTTTTATTCCTATCAGCGAACAGGCGGTCAAGGAGCGCGCAAAGGCCGAGGCGCTGACCGTCGAAAACGACAAGAACGCGGCCAATATTGACTATATCGCCATGATGTGCGATATTGACCTCGACAACGACGGGTCTGGCAGTCTTGCCGACGAATTCAACGAGGGTGATCAGTTCTACACGCCCGACGGCAGCGAACTTGTTTTCAAGGGCGTTGACGACGACGGCGCGATCATTGCCGAAAGAGCAGAAAGCGACGAAGCAGAGGAGGTTGTTGACGGTGAGTAAGAAGTTTTCAAAGGTAAAGGAATACTACGACAAAGGTTACTGGGATATTCGCAAGGTTTATGATGCTGTTGTTCATGGGTGGATAACAGCAGACGAATACAAGGCAATAACCGGCTATGAGTTTGACGACGGCGAGGGCGTTAAATGAAAGATAATGTTTTCAAGGGCGTTTTCACCGTAATCGTCGGCGGGCTTTCGGCATATTTCCGCGAAATAGCGGTGCCGCTTTTCATTCTGATTGCCGTTATTTTGATCGACTACATAAGCGGCATGATTAAAGCCTGGATAAATGCCGAATTGTCAAGCAAGGTCGGTATAAAGGGCATTGTCAAAAAAGTGTGCTATCTGCTTGTAGTATGCGTCGCGGCGGTCGTTGATTGGCTGATCGCCGCGGGCTTGAACAAAGTCGGCATTAAAATTGAGGTCAATTACTTGATAGGTGTAATCGTCACAATATGGCTGATAATCAACGAACTGATTTCCATACTTGAAAACTTGTCCGTTATCGGCGTGCCTTTGCCGTCGTTTTTGTCGCAGATCATCAACAAATTAAAAATATCCGTAGAAAATAAAACGGGTAACAAGGAGGGCTGATACATGGCAACCGTACAGGGTTTAGATATTTCCGCTTGCCAGGGGTCGAACGTTGATTTTGCCAAAATCAAGGCCGCCGGCTACAAATTCGTTATACTCCGTGTAAACGAATGGAGCAAAGTTATGAAAGCAAATGTCAAGGATAGCTGCTTTGAATCATTCTACAAAAAAGCAAAAGCTGCAGGCCTTGATGTAGGCGCGTATTTCTTTACATACGCAAATACAGTTGATTACGTTGCAAAAGAGGCCGCGCTTTGCATTGAATGGATAAAGGGCAAACAATTTGAATATCCGATATATTTTGACCTGGAGCGCGAACAGCAATTCAACCAGGGGCGTTATTTCTGCGACAATGCAGTAAAAACATTCTGTAATGCGCTTGAAAAAGCGGGCTATTTTGCCGGTGTGTATTGTTCGACATTTTGGTACACAAAATGCGTTTCCGCATCGGTGCGTGAGCGTTATGCTTGCTGGATTGCCGATTGGAATAGCCAATGCACATATAAAGGCACATTTGGAATGTGGCAGAACGGCACAGCAAATGTAAGCGGCATTGTCGGCGGGGTAGATCACGACTATTGTTATATTGATTACCCCTCTATCATCAAATCAAAGGGCCTTAACGGATTCAAGAAAGCAACGACAGCGCCCACCGTCAAAGTGCTGGATAGCGGAAGCTGCTACAACAAAGGCGAAACGACCGTCGGCGCACTTGCAGTCAAGGAAATGCTCCGGCTTGCCTATAATAAAAAGCTGCATAGCGTCAACGTCACCGAGTCAAAGGTTTATGACGACAGCGCGATCAATGCAGTTAAGGCGTTACAAAAGGCCTGGGGCTACAAAGAAACCGGCGGAGCCGGTGAAAACTTTGTAAAAATGCTTTATAGCAAGATTAAGTAAAACAAAACCCGCGAAGCGTCACGCCTCGCGGGTTTTTACTGATAAGCCGAACAAACCGCCCACAAAAAATAATATAATTGTAGGGTGTTCGACTTTCCTGCAAATGGTGGACTTGACGTGCATTAAGTCGAACACGTCGCCCTCTGCGGAAAAGGCCGCATTTTCGACAATTTCGGCGCTGACCTCGTTGTTTGAGCCGCTGACGTTGTATGTTATAATCAGCTTATCATCATACAATATAACCTTGTTTACAAACAAATCAATAATCTGCTGTTGGTAGGTCTGATCGTCAACGTCGCCGCCCTTGAAACGCTGCAGAAAAAACATAACTTGACGCTTATCAAGCGGCGGGTGTTGTATCTTCTCTTTTTCAATATCTATTTCTAAAGCCGCCTTGCGTTCCTCCAGCTCAAACAAGCGGGCTTTTGTCGTTGACGTTACAAGCCCCGCCTCAATAGCTTTCAGCAGATTATTCAAAGCCGCCTGCGTTTCTTTTAATTGCGCTTGATAGTAATGCAACATTGTCTTGTCTGCAAGCTCGGCGGCCTGCACCTTTACAACATTGTCGGCTATCATGTCGATAACGCTATCGGTCAAGATGTATTCGGCAGTTATCCGCGTTACTTCACGTTCGAGCCATTCCTTGCAAACGTTCTGCTTTGTGCAGCCGGTGTGTTTGTATGCCTTATTATGGCAAGTGTAATAATACTTTTTTCGTCCGCTTTTGCTTGTGCCGGACGTTCCGCGCATTGTGCCCTTGCAGCAGCCGCAAAAGCATTTCCCCGTCAGCATAAAATCAACAACGCTGCTGATTCCCCGCCGCCTGGGTGCCCGCCCGCCGGCCTTGCGCCGTTCCTGGACGCGGTTAAACAGGTCGTCGTCAATTATTCGCGGCATTCCTCCAGGTGTAACAATGTCGGCGTATCTGTATTCGCCTATATAGGCGCGGTTGCTTAAAACGCGGGCTATGCCGTATTGTGTGAAATCCTTGCCGCGCTTTGTTTTCACATTGTCGGCCATAAGGCCTCGCCATATATCGGCTATCTTTGCCCCCTCGTCGTATTCGGTGAAAATCCGCTTGACGATTGCGGCCTCGTTTGGCTCAATAGCATAGTGCCGATCATCGCCGACAATATAGCCTATACTTTGACCCGCCCCGTTGCTTTTGCATTGCAGGGCGTTTTCTTTTAGGCCCCGCCGCACGTTTTCGGCAAGGTTTGCAGAATAGTATTCAGCCATACCCTCCAGGACGCTTTCAAGGATAATACCCTCCGGCGTTTCGGGTATATGCTCCATAGCTGATATAACCTTTACGCCGGATAACTTCAACAGCGCCCGATTTTGTGCGATCTCGGCGCGGTTACGCCCGAAACGGTCTATTTTCCACACCAGGATAACAGACACGCCGCCTCGCTTGCAGTCGCGCAGCATTCTTTGAAATCCGGCGCGGTTGTCGTTCCGGCCGGTCTGCTTGGAATCCGAATAAACATTTATTATGCGAATACCGTTTCGGTCTGCATATTCCTTGCACTCGCGGACTTGTCCCTCTATGCTTGCCTCGGTCTGCTGGGGGCCTGGACTATAGCGGGCGTAAATATAGCCCGTTGTCAATTTATCGTCATTCATATATAACGCCCCTTATTGTTGCGGCATTGCATATATTACAACGTGAAGATTGCAGCCGTAGTTATTATCACCGCCGCCAGTAATTCCGGCAATAGTTACTTGCATTGGATTGTTACCGTATTTTTTAAGCAGATCACCGGCAAGGTCGGCGCTGACGTTGCCTAACTGTTTACCGCTGGAGGTAAAAACGCCTATTGCGTCGGGGTATTTCTTTGAGGGCGTAGGCTTGAATACAACATCTTGTCCGGCCTTGCATTGTGAAATAATCGTTTGTCGGTCTGACCCGTCGTCGTTTTTGAATGTCACCCCGACAACTTTAGTATGAAAATCCGATACAACATCATAGAATTGCATATTAACGCCGAATGCAGGAGCAGCCGGAGCAGGTGCAGCCCCGCCGTTCATTTCCTTTGCAGCGTCAATTATATCTATGATCCAGCCGACCATAAAGCACCCGACCGTAAAGAGCCAAAGTACGCCGAGGCCGATTTGACCTTTACGAAAGCGGGCGTACCCCGTCCAACCTAAAAAGATAGTTAACAATAAATGTGTCATAGCAAAACCCCCTTATATTATTTTACTGCGCAGCAGGCGTTTGTCTGCTGCGCTTTCTTTATGTGTAATAAACCGTGAATATATACACGTTCCCGCTTGCCATAGGCAGCACAAGCGTTATTTTGCGTTGATAGCCTCGCCCTTGAAAGTGTTTTCGCCTTGCTCAACGGTGTTTTTGATATCCTCGGCGATACCCTGCCCGCTTTCTATGTCTAAAAGGCGGTCAACGGCGGCTTGCATATCGGGTTTATTACGATACGCGGTAATAATCATTCTTTCGTGTTCGCTTAATTCGATTTTGTCGCCGTATATCAGATAGTCAAGAGTGACACCGAAATACTTTGCGAGCCTTTGGAGCGTTGACAGCTTTACGTTATCACAGCCCTTTTTGTAAAAGCCGTCAATCGTTGTATATGGTATTCCGCTTTCTTTGGCAAGAGTGCTTTTAGTAATTCCGCGCTCTTTCATCAACCTTGTGAGTGTTTCCAAAAACATTTTAACACCGCCTTTCTATGCTGTACTTTTATTATACACGAAAAATAATACAATGTCAAGAAAAAAATTACCCTAAAACGTAAAAAAGGGGTTGACAAATTACGACAAAGGGTATATAATGTAATAAAAGATTACCCCGCAGGGTAATTATATTAAAGGAGGTTGAAAAAGTATGTTTAACAATCTGAATGCCGAGCTTGCAAGAAATGGTTTGAAACCCGCAGATATCGCAAAGCTGCTCAACGTATCGTTAAAAACGGCACATAACAAGCTCGCCGGCAAAACCGAGTTTACGCTTTCCGAAATAAAGAAAGTTGCAAGCCTGTTTCCTAACTGCACAATAAGCGAACTATTTGAAGAAAGCGGCGAAACCGCTTGAAAGGGGAGGCGAGAACATGAACGACATAGACGGCTTTATTTCAGCAGACGAAATATACCGCTTGATATCACGCTTTAAAAAGTATATGGGCGAGGCCGCCGCGCAAAAAATGGCGCAGAAAGTGGCGGAGCTGACAGCGAGGCGCAGAACGATAGCAAGCGGGGACAAACGCGAGTTTGTGTATTCCTATTTAACACCAACCATAAAGGCGCTTGATAGCGATATTTTGGACGTAAGGTTTATTGAGCGAATTTCGGGCTATCAGATCATAGCCATATCATTCAAAGACAGAACGTGTTTAACAATTGATGTTACAAAACGAACGTTGTATGATATAGTGCTCATGACCGTATCGGAACTTATCAAGCATAAAGAAAGAGGTCTGCCGCAAGGCACGCAATTTAGCCCGGTGTAATTAAGGAGGGGTAAATATGACAATAGCAGAAAAGAAAAAGCTCGGTGATCTTGTCGGGCGTCAGAAAGTGCTTTATCTTAGGGTAAAGGATTTAGACAACAAGCCATTTGAAGAACTGACAGAAACAGAACAGCGACAGCTTGATCAATGGTACGGTGAATGTATCGGCATTCAAAGCGCCCTCGCCCTTTTCGGAATCAAGTTTGATGATATTGACGAAAGATAACGCAGCCGCTTTTGTTTAGGGGCTTGCGCGGATAAGCAAACCCCGTTCCAGCACGACGTATTCGACAGCAAGTTTTCAGCAGGCTTTTATTGCGAAAGCCGCCCCGCTTATCAAGTTAAGTGCATTTACGCGGCGGGTTATAAAAAAGGCGAAATGCACGCGGCTATATTACGGCGCTATGTATGGCCGCCCAATGTGCGCTGATGTTCGGGCAGATTGCCCGGCTTTCAAGGGGCCGAACACCCTTTGAAATGACAAATCGTTTTCCGTTCCGTCGTGCGCAACCGCGAAAGCGGGAAATAAACGAAACGGAGTGATTTTATGACAAAGAAGAAAAGCGAACGCTTGAAAATGTTGTCGGTGCGCGAGGCGTTCGTCGCGGACTACCTTGCACCGCTTGTCAAGGTGGCTAACCCGTCAATTATCGTTGTAAAGCTTATTGCCGACGATTCCGGCGAATTTGTCCGGCTCGGCTACGCTAACGGCTACATTGCAAACGTTAATGTTACGGCTGACAGCCTTAACGCACTTGCTGCTGATGTGCTGCGCTACACCGCACGCCATTAAAAGGGGGCGTTGTAGTGAGCATACAAACGTACATTAAGCCGTCGTATAGCTTCAAAGAGGTAAACAAACTGATGAACGGTTTACCCCTTGAGGTAAAAGAACAGATCGCGGTTGCAATTATAAAGCGGGCTTTGTCCTTGTGCCGGCATAAGGCAGCGATTGCCTTTTCCGGCGGCAAAGATAGCGAGGTCGTCGCTGATCTGATTGAGCGCAATTTTCCCGAAGAATTCAAGCGCGTGCATTGCATATTCGGCAACACCGGCATTGAATTCCCCGAAAGCTTGAAGTTTGCCCGACGCTACGGGCAAGAACATTTCGGGGAGCGTTTCCACGAAACCGAATTATCAGAGCTTGAAGAAGATGAACTCCGCTACGATTGCGCCCGACAGGTAATCGCAGAACTGGAAGAAGAAAATGCACTTGATGAAATATTGAAGCCCGACGGCAAGTTAAAGGGGCAAAAGGCTTTGATTGCCGCCGCACTAAAGCGGGGTTATGACCTCAACCACAATAATTGTTACTTTGCAGGGCAAAAGAAAACTTTTGCATACTGCGTCGAACAGTACGGCGCTCCCCTGCTTGGGAAAGCGGCCTCGAAATTGGACGCGCACCGAATTAACATTGAATGTTTCTTGAAATATTCACAGAGTTTGACGCAAAAGGACGAGCTAAAAGAATACTATGGAATATTGCGTCAATGCAAGTTTTCGCAGCATTGTTGCAAGCTGCTGAAAAAGGAGCCGTCAGAACGAAAGCAAGCCGAAATCGGCGTTGATATGATATTCAAGGGCCTTATGGCCTCCGAAAGTCATTCACGATTGACCAGCTTTGCAACGCGGGGCCATATATTCGCCAGCAGCCGCCCGCACATTAAAGACGGGGCATTCTACCATGTAAACCCGCTGGGGCTATGGACTGACGAGGACGTTTGGGCGTACATTCACAAATACAACCTTGAATATTCGCCGCTATATGACATTGAATATATCGCCGAGGACGGTACAAAGCAGCATATCAAACGCAATGGCTGCATTATGTGCGGAACAGACATTCAATTCAAAGACAACCATTTGTCGATTTTAAGACAGACACACCCGAAAGCCTGGGAGTGCTGCATGGAACATTTCGGCTATCGTGACGAGCTTTACAAGCTTTTTCGGCTAAAGCAAAATGTCAATATCCTTGAAAGCTTTACGGAGCAGGGGGTCAGCGCCTTGATGATCAGACGCTGGGGCGGTACAAAGGCGCTGCTTGAAGACAGGCCTTGCGCTTTTGATGAATTCGGAGAACTTGTTGACCTAACCGGCACCGGCCTTGACAGCGAATACGACGCGGAGGTGCTGCTGGAGCCGGACGGACAAATAAAAATGTTTCTTTAAAGGGGGGCGGCGGTATGGCCGAAAAGATTGCAGTTGTAAAAGCGGGCATTGAAATAAAGCCCGCTGATATTCCGGCGCACATAGCAACCGGCACCGTCCGCGCTACGCTTCACGCTATGCAACGTTATTTTGAAAAGCCGGAAGTGCAAAAGGCATATAAGAAATGGCTAAAAGAAAACTTTAAGGAGTGATAACGTGATCGTTTGTTTTTGTGACACTTGCATTTACAATATGGAGCCGAACGAATGCAAGCTTGAAAAGGTATTAATCAACGACGACGGCGAATGTGACGATTACAAGCATTACAGAGAATGCAAGCAATATCAGAATGTTTTTTATAAAGCCGTTCGCTGCGAGGGCGGCAAGGTGTGCAAAAGGCTTTCAAGGGGACAAAAAGTTATCATCAATGGATTTGCGTTATATTCGGAAGCAAAAGAGATCAAGCCGGAAACATATTGCACTGAAGAACGGTCCGGCTTATGCGCCAGGTATAAAGATTTTTGCTCGGCCGAAAGAGCCGAGATTATCCGCAAAACAATTGCCACTCTTGAATACAAGAACGTTAATGAATTAGAGCCGGAAATATACGGTAAGCGCATAGAGGTCGCAAAATGAGCAGGGGCAAAGCATATAAGCCCGAAAATAATTCGGGTTGGTGGAGAGATGTTGTCGGCTACGACGGCAAATACCAGGTAAGCAGACTCGGAGAGATAAGGCGGGTTTATCGGGCTGACCTTGTATGCGATATGACACCATTCAAGAGAAAAAACAAGATAACCCGAAACCGGCTATTTGTAAAGCTGACCCGAAACGGCAAGGGCAAAGACGAGCCGTTGTTACAGATTGTCGCGGCTGCTTGGCTTGGAAAGACTCCAGCCGGCAAAGTGCCGTATCATATTAACGGTATTGTTACAGATAATCGCGTTGATAATATTGCTTTCATTGACCGAAAGACGTTAGGAAGAATAACCGGCAGCATGGCAGAAAAGCGCAAAATCGTTATGAAAATAGACGAGGCCGGAAACGTTGTTGAAATATACAGATCGGCGCGTGAAGCTGCAAAGGCAAATTTTATGAGTTATCAAACGGTGCTTGACCGTTGCCACAACATAATTAAGCAACCTTTTAAACTTAATGGCTTTTCATTCTGTTTTGAAGATAGCCGCAAGGGGGCGAGATCGTGCAGGAAAGAAAGTCAAACAAGCGCGAGGTAACTTGCCGCGATTGCCGGCATTGTAACAACTGTATTGAATGGAGCCGGCTTTATCCATGCAGAGATTTCAAAGAAAGGAGGGTAAAAGGCAATGACAAACAAGGCAATAAAAAACTACCACAAAAACAAGCTTGTGATTGACGCAGCAAACGACACGTTGAATATTATGTGCGTTTTCTTGCTGACGGCACACAAGCTATTCCCGAAAGTAATGTACCCGAAAGCTATTAGGCGCTTTGCTGATGATAGAGCTGAATATTGCAAGGTTGCCGACGCAGACGATCGGGACGACGTGTTTGATTATAAAATGAAGCGGGCCTGCGACGAACTTGGTATTAATGACAGCGATTGCGCAAGAATAGTCAAAAAGTATATGCACCCAATAAATATGCAGATTAACGAGGTTTTTATCAATAACGTTAAGCTGCTGCTTGTCCAGCTTCACAACGAACATGGTATCGGGCAGGCCCGCCGCGAAAGGTTGATCGCTGCTTTGCTTTCAGACGAGGCCGAAACAGAAAGGCCGCTTGAACGTATCAACGCAATGGGTGTTGATATTGATATGACGGCGGGCTCGACGGTCGATTATACCAAATACAAACGCAAGCCCACAAAGACCACTTACCAGGAACAACAAGAAGCACGCCAGGGGCTGCAATGGCTGCGTGAGTATCAGAACAGCGTATTAAACAATACATAACAAAGGAGTGACTGCATTATGTCTGTAAAACCCTGGACGGCCGCCGAAGATATAAAACTGCTGCAAATGGCCGACAACGGCGAGAACTACGAAGCTATTGCAAAAGCAATGAAGCGGACAACAGGCAGCATAAGAAACCGCTTGTCGAGGATAAGAAACCCCGAACACAAAGAAATCAAGGTCGTTATCGGAATGTCGCCGAAGCAGTACGGCGAATTTGCGACAGCAGCAGAAAGAGCCGACGACCTCGCCGCCGAACTGCAAAGGGCAAAGTCTTTTTCTGACGCCATATACGACGACTATTTAAAACTTTATGAGCTTTGCAGCGAAATCATAAAAGCACACAAAAACCACCGCAATATTAAGCCGCTGCTTGAAAAGCTGGAAAGAGAAACCGACGAGCGTTTCCCTTGCCCGTTCTGAATGGAGGTTGCTATGAAAAAGTTATCTGACGAAGCAAAAGCGGGCATTGTCTGCACAATATGGCTGATAGTATTCTATGTGGCGGGTCTGAAAAACACCGCCGTTTCCTGGACGGTTTTTGCATTCGTGACTTTCATTTTACTACTGTATGTATATTTCGACTGGAAGAACGAAAAGGCGAACAAAAACGCAGAGAACAGTCACAAACTTTTTGTAAAGCAAACAGAAAGCTTCATGCGTAATGTTCGCAGAGAACAGCGAGGGGCCGAAAATGACGTTTGAAGAAGCAAAGCAGGCTTTTACAAAGCAAGTGCCGGTTGTCCACAATTGCCACAGCACCGGCACGATCATCAAATACAAGCGTATAAAGCAAATTATCTATGAATGCAGCGTCGAAAAGAAAGTGCGCATTGTCCTAACACTAACGACGGATAATGAACGCTGCGACGTTGTTGCTAATCTTCACGACGTTGCGGAATACGACGAAATCAAGCCGCTGACGGCTGAAAATTACTTTATCTGAATTACCGCAATTATGCGGGTGAATTAAAACAAGGAGGTTGTTTTACGATGATTAAAGCATTCATCAACGACGAAAACAGAAAGGCAAGCGTCGAAGTTAAGGGAACGCCGAGGGAAATCATTTCTGACTATGCCTTTTTAGGCGATCAAATCGCTAAATCGTTTCTGAAAAACGGAATAAGCAAAGAGGACACCGAAATGCTTTTAGCTGCAGGGTATTCCGCTATTATCGACAAAGATATTAGGGAAATCAAGATTGACGACGAAGAAGAAAGCAGCGACGAAGCATACGAACTGCAGCAGGGCGATCACTTCTTTTATAACGGTATAGAATTCGTATTGCTGGACACCACAGAACAGGGCGACTATTTTGCTATTGTTGCCGACGAACTCCCCGAACGGCCCTTTAACGAACAGGGCGATGACGGCTCGAACAACTGGGCTATATCAGATTTACGCGAATACTTAAACGGTGAATACCTTGACGACAATTTCAACCGCGATCACCTTGTATTGTCAACGGCTAATCTGACCGCCGACAACGGCGACGACGCATACGGCACATGCGACGACCCTATTATTATACTATCCTGCGAGCAATACCGCAAATATAGAAAAGTGTTGCCGCATTATGATAATTACATTTGGACTTGCACGCCCTGGAGTTGCACCGTCGGCCACGCGGTCAACGTTCGCATCGTTTACCCGTCGGGCATTATCGGCTACGACCATGCGAGCCTTAGCAACGGAGTCGCGCCGGCTTGTACCTTTAATCATTTAAGATTAAATGTGCGCCGCCAGGCGCACAACGGACACATTATTCTTGCAGAAAGCGAGGACTGACAATGGGAAATTCTAAATTATCCAGGATAGAACAATTCAAAAGGATTGCAGAAAGCAGCTATTGCATATCACTTGCCCGCGCTGTTGACAAACTTGATGAAATGGGTTACTTTACTGCACCGGCTTCAACAAAGTATCACGGTTCATACATTGGCGGCCTTTTTCATCATTCGGTTGAAGTTACAAAGGCGCTGCTTAATCTGACCGGCAAACTCGGCCTTGAATGGGAAAAGCCCCGCAGCCCGTATATAATAGGTATGCTGCACGACCTTTGCAAATGCGATTCATACGCACTTGCAAACCACGACGCAGAAAACCCCTTGTTTACATACAGTAAAGAATTGTGGCTTGACGGACACGGCAGCAAGTCGGTTATACTTGCACAAACGTTGATTGACGATCTAACCCTTGAAGAAATCGCTTGCATTCGTTGGCACATGGGCGCATTCGACGATAAAGAAAACTGGAGCTATTACAACGAAGCTATTAAAAAATATCCGAATGTGCTTTACACACATACCGCTGACATGATCGCGTCAAAGATTATCGGCATTTAATAAAAAAGAACACATACAACGCCCGCTTTCAAGCGCGGGCGTTGTATACTATTCTTTTATATATAGTATAGGGGGCAGCAAGATTGCTTGAACTGAACAAACTATATAACATTGACTGCATGGAATTAATGAAACAATTTCCCGATAAGTTTTTCGATATTGCCATTTGCGACCCACCCTACGGAATAGAAAAAGCTTTTAAGGCAACAAGCCGTATAGCCAAATACGGGGGGTGAAGCAAGCAAACGATTTGAAACCCTCGCCGGAATACTTCAAAGAGCTTTTCCGCGTTTCCAAAAATCAAATAATATGGGGCTATAATCATTTGTCGGACATGTTACCCAGCTGCAAGGAGTTTATTTTTTGGTATAAGCACCAGCCCGTCGGCAATTATGCTGACGGCGAGTTAGCCTGGACAAGCTATTCGGGCAGCGCAAAATGTTTTGATTATCCGTTTTTCGGCGGCTGCAATGCAGAGCCGGGAAGATTTCACCCAATGCAAAAGCCGGTTGCTTTGTATCAATGGCTGCTTATGCAGTATGCAAGCAAGGGCGATATTATCCTTGATACCCACGCCGGCAGCGCGTCAAGCCTTGTCGCCTGCTATAATTGCGGGTATGATTTTATAGGCGCTGAAATCAGCAAACAATTTTATGATAAGGCCGCAAAGCGTTTAAATGATGTAATGTCACAAATGCGGCTGATAGATTATTAACGCACGCGTGCGTTAAACGTGCGTTAAACGAGTGTTGAATTGAAAATAACAGTTTTTGACAGCTTGGGGAAAGCTGTTTTAAGGGCTTGTAATGTATATTAACTTTTAGACCATATCAGCAGAAGACAAAGAAAAAACAACAAAGGTTAAGGGGGAAAAGGATTGCAAAGGGAAAGGGGGATATTCCCCCCGTTCCCTTTGCGTATTGAGCATTTAAAAGTTTTTGCAATGGAGGGTGTAACAATGCAAACGCTATACAGAGAACAAAGGCACAAGTGCGGAGAATTTCTTGATATAGATTTATTCCCCGTTTTCAGACATGCAAGAAAAGGCAAGCGCAAGAGAAAAGCAAAGCCAGCCTCGAAAGCGCAAGCTGCATATAATCATCAATGCAGGGTCAAGCACCTGCAGCGGGTCGTTATGCGCAATTTTAAGCAAGGTGAGGCGCTTTTTTACAATTTGTCGTATAACAACAGCTTTGTGCCGCTGGACGCAGCGGACGCAAAAAGGCAGCTTTCAAATTTCATAAAGCGCCTCCGGCGTTATCGCCGTCGGAAAGGCTTGCCGGAACTGAAATACATAGTTACAACAGAGCAGGGCGCGAGGTCTGGGCGCTTTCATCACCACTTGATCATTAACTGCGCTGATATGCCAATAGCCGACCTTGATAATTTGTGGGGGCGTGGGTATTGCTTTTCGTCGTTGGTGATCTTTGATAACGGCGGGGCCGCTGGGCTTGCCGCCTATTTCTGTAAAAAGAAAAAGCCTGCTGATAAAGCAGCAGACAAAGAGGAAGAAAACGAAGACGACGAAACAGAGCTTGACGACATCAATATCGGGAATGCCTGGAGCAGATCGCACAACCTTATTGAGCCGGAAGAAACGAAACGCGACGGAGCTATAAGCAGAAAAAAGGCATTTGAACTGTTTTGCCTGGGCGACGACGCACGCGCCGAATGGGAACGCCTTTACCCCGATTATTACTTGTGTTATGCACACCCACTTTTGAACGAAGTGAACGGCGGCATATATATTTCCGTAAGAATGCGACGAAAGCCGCAGAAGAAAAGCAAACAGCAAACAAAATCGAGAGGGGCTGCAAAATGATTGATTATTTCAAAGAAGCTGAAAAACTTATGCTTGAATATCCGACGCTGCAACTATCTATTCAGAACTTGAAAGAACGTAAGGCGGCGCTTGAAAAAATCGTGCCGGCGAGACAGCCGCGTACAGAAAAGAAAAAGCGACAGCTTGCGCAGCTATCCAAAGCCGAGGAAATATGGCTTGACCGCCAGCAAGTTGATAAACAGATAAAGCATACAAGCGCCGTTGTAAAGCATATTGAGCAGGTGCTTGAACAGCTTGACAGCGAGGAACGGGTTGTGCTGCATTCGTGGTACATAGCCCACAAACCAAAAGAAAAGATACTTGAAGAACTGCACGTTGAAAGCCTTGCAACGCTTTACAATATCCGCAATAAAGCGGTGCGGCGTTTTGCTATGCTTTTCTTTGGTGCGTCATTTTTTGAATAAAATGCACAAATTATTTCGACTGCAAGGCCTCGATCAGATCTAACGCTTTGTGCAGCTTGAACAAAAAACGCTAAAAAAATCGAGAATAGAAAAAGCCGGCAGCGGGATTTATAATAAAATTAGAGCAAGTGCGCCCGTTGTAATACACCCTACAGCGGGCGTTACGGGTATGAGCATATTATTAAGCAGGCGAGGGGCGGGACGCTAATATGCAGGAATTCGCCAGGCGTTTCTATTTGTCGAAAGAGTGGCGGGCGGTGCGTGACAATGTATTCAAGCGTGACTATGGGTTGTGTGTTCGGTGCGGCGCTCCTGGAGAGATTGTCCACCACAAAACATATTTAACGCCGCACAACATCAACGACCCGAACGTAACGTTAAACCCCGACAACCTCGAAACACTCTGCCGCGATTGTCATGCAGCAGAACACGAAGCTGCACCAGCTACAGAGGCCGGCTTGATGTTCGACGACAACGGCGACTTGATAAAGCGAGGCGACACAGTTTGATTGTGCAAGATATAATCATATACACAATAACCGGCGCTGCTATATGTAAGACCATAGAGCAGCCGCCGACAATAGCAGACTTTGATAAACTTCTTTGCCAGTCTATCGAGGCAGGCGGGGCTTGCCTCGACACAGCAGACGGCAAAAGAATAATTATAAACACGCCGGCAGTTGTTGCTGTTGAGATCGGCCAGCCGCGAGAGGTTGCGCCGGCTGATGTTCGCGGGAATACCCCCCCGGTTGAAAATCTTTGACTGCTATTTTAAGAAC